CACCAAAAGAAAAAAAATATATTATAACAGGATGGGTAACTTATTTAAAATGATATATATAAATAATTATTTTTGGACACCAATCTGGTCAGAGCACAGACCAGAGTTTTTAAAAACTTTAAATAAAGCTAGTAATAAATATATTGTTGAATCTCGTAAAAAAGAAAAAGAATATATAAAAGAGTATGGTGATTTTGGAAGAAGTTATCATTCAACACCATTGACCTTAGACAATGATTTTTTAGATTTTAGAAATTACATAGGTCAAAAATCTTGGGAATTTTTAGATCACATGGGATATGACATGTCGCAATATCAAACTATGTTTTCTGAATTATGGGTTCAAGAGTTTGCTAAAAAAGGTGGAGGACATCATTCAGCACACGTGCATTGGAATCAACATGTATCAGGTTTTTATTTTTTAAAATGCAGCGATAAAACTTCTTATCCAATATTTCATGAACCAAGGACTGGTGCAAGATGTACCAAACTAAGAATGAAATCAAACAACAAAGAAGACATTTTATCTGGAACAGAATTAGTAAATATGAAGCCTAAGCCTGGAACTTTAATTATATTTCCAGGGTACTTGGAACATGAATACGCAGTAGATCATGGAAAGGAGCCATTTAGATTTATACATTGGAACATACAAGCTGTGCCGAAAGAAATGGCTAAAGATGTTTAAAAAAAATAAATACATAATTATTCGTAAAGCAATATCAAAAGATCTAGCAACTTTTGTTGCAAATTATTTTGTTATGAAAAAACAAGTATATGATACTTGTAGGCAAACAAGATACATATCACCATTTGAAAATTTACTTGGATACTATGAAGGTAAGGACGAGCAAATGCCTAATACTTATTCAAGTTATTCTGACATTGCCATAGAAACTTTAATGTTAAAATGTCAACCAATAATGGAAAAAACTACAAAATTAAAATTATATCCTGCATACACTTATGCTAGAATTTATAAAAAAGGCGATATTCTTAAAAGACATAAAGATAGATTTAGATGTGAAATATCAACTACCATGAATTTAGGTGGTGATGATTGGCCAATATATTTAGAGCCCTCTGGTAAAGAAGGTATGAAAGGCATTAAAGTTGATCTTAAACCAGGAGATATGTTAGTTTATAGAGGGTGTGAATTAGAACATTGGAGAGAAAAATTTAAAGGTAAAGAATGTATACAAGTTTTTCTGCACTATAATAATCGTAAAACCAAAGGTGCAAAGGATAATATGTTTGACAAACGTCTACATTTAGGACTTCCATCTTGGTTTAAAAGATAATATAGTTATAATGAGGGCGGTGAACCACCACATACCATTTTACCGCTCTCTTTATAAAAAATATAGGACTACCAAAAAGTTAAAAAACTTATATAATTGGTTTTTATGTTACAAAAAGTAAAATTTGCATCAGGCTTTAATAAACAAGTAACCGCTACAGGCGGGGAAGGTCAATGGGTTTCTGGTGATAATGTTAGATTTAGATATGGCACACCTGAAAAAATAGGAGGTTGGTCACAATTAGGTTCTATTGATGTTACAGGACGTAACACAGCTCTCCATCATTTTGTTAATACTTCAGGTATTAAGTATGCAGCTTTAGGCACAAACAGAATTTTGTATGTATATTCTGGAGGTATTTTTTATGACATACATCCTATCAAAGCTACAACAACTTTAACAAGTGCATTTAGCACAACAAACGGATCATCTACTGTAACTTTAACTTTTTCATCTGCGCATAATATAAATAAATTTGATATTATATTATTAGATAATTTTACTTCTATAACAAACTCAAATTTTAGTTCTGCTAATTTTGATGATAATAAATTTATGGTTCAATCTATACCATCGTCTACAACTCTTACAATAGACGTTGGATCAAATGAATCTGGATCAGGAGCATCAACATCAGGCGGTATTAGAGTACAACATTATTATTCAGTTGGACCTGCGGTTGAGGTTGCATCAACTGGTTTTGGACTTGGTCCTTGGAGTGGTTTTAAAACTGGTCAATTTACATCTACGCTTTCAGCAGATATTAACACATCTGTTACAAGTTTAACAATGGCAAGCACTACTTCATTTCCATCTTCAGGAACAGTATTGATAGATAATGAATTAATAACCTACACAGGAAATAGTGGTGGAACACTAACAGGTTTAACAAGAGGTGCTAGTGGAACTACAGCAGCGTCACATTCAAGTGGTGATACTGTAACAGACGCATCAGACTTTTTTGCATGGAACGCTGCAGCATCAGGAGACGTTGTAACCGCACCTGGTTTATGGTCGTTAGATAATTTTGGTAATAAACTTATTGCAACTATTAATGGAGGTGAAAGTTTTGAATGGGATTCAAATGGTTCTGTCTCAACAAGAGCAAGTATTATAGCAAACGCACCAACTGCGTCTGCATTTAGTATAGTATCTACACCAGATAGACACTTAATATTTTTTGGAACTGAAACAACTATTGGTACATCATCTACACAAGATCCAATGTTTGTTAGATTTTCTTCACAAGAAGATATTAATACTTATACCCCTAGTGCTATTAACACTGCTGGTACTCAAAGACTTGCAGATGGATCTAAAATTGTTGGAGCTATTAGAGGTCGTGATGCAATTTATATTTGGACTGACACAGCATTATTTATTATGAGATTTGTTGGTGCCCCTTTTACATTTTCATTTCAACAAGTTGGTACAAACTGTGGATTGATTGGACAGAACGCAGCTGTTGAAGTTGATGGTACAGCGTATTGGATGTCAGAGAATGGTTTCTTTAGATACACTGGTAAATTAGAATCACTATCTTGTTTAGTTGAAGACTTTGTTTACGACGACATTAATACAACTCCTAAACAACATATTAATGCAGGATTAAATAATTTGTTTGGAGAAGTTATGTGGTTTTATCCTAACTCAGGATCTGGTGTTGTAAATAGAATGGTAGCATATAATTATCTAGATTCAAGTGTTGAGCGACCAGTATGGACCACAGGCACGTTAGCAAGAACCGCATGGCAAGACTCTGCTGTATTTGGTAAACCACACGCAACTGAATATAATGAAGATGGTACAACTGCAACTACAGATACAAATTATGTTTTTGGTAATCAAGATGGCACGTCAACTTACTATGAACATGAAACAGGATTAAATCAAGTTAAAGAAGGACAAACTTCTGCAATTACAGCAAGCATTGAGTCTGGAGACTTTGATATTGGACAACAAGGTTTAGCTGGTGACGGTGAGTTTATGATGAAAATAAGAAGAGTGTTACCAGACTTTTTATCACAAACAGGTGACACTAGAATTACATTAAATTTAAGAGATTTTCCTAATCAAACACAATCTAGTTCTACATTAGGGCCTTTTACAATAACAAGTGGTACAAATAAAATTGACACACGTGCAAGGGCTAGATCTATATCTTTAAAAGTAGATAACACAAGCACAAGTCAATTTTGGAAACTAGGAACTTTTAGATTAGATATACAACCGGATGGAAGAAGATAATGAGCATAGAAATTAAAGGAAAAAGTCCTATATTATTAACTCCAACTGAGGTATTAAAAAGATTAAAAAAAACTGATCCAGATAAAGAACTTAGAAAAAAAGGCAAATTACCTCCTTTAAGAATAATTAAAAAAAAGAAAAAAAATGGCTAGAATAGTACAAGCATTAACACAACCAGCAGAAAAATATGATCAACAAATACAACAGTCTTTTGTTAGAGATGTAGATAGTATTGTGCAAAAATTAAATACAACGTTTCAACAAGATTTAAAAGACGAATCAGAGGCGGAGGCATATTTCTTTGGCTAATTCATTTGTAAATAAAAAAGTAGATTTAACATCTACATCAGCTATCACTCTATACACAGTGCCAACAGCAACAACTGCTATTATAAAATCTATATTAGTATCAGAAGATTCTGGAAATGCAGATACTATAACAGTGACTATCACAGACACAGCTAGTGCTGTATTTAGCCTTTTTAAGACTAAGTCTATATCAGCCAATGGCACAACAGAATTATTAACAGCTTCTTTAGTATTACAGGAAAGTGAGATACTAAAAGTGACTGCAGCAACAGCTAATAGACTGCACGTAATATTATCAGCGCTTGAATCTAAGCCTAGAGAAGTT